GCACGCCGTCTCCGCCGAAAGCCTCCGCTGGCCTTTCTGCCAAGCATCCGGATTGCCACAGGTTTCGGCGAGCGCTCCGGTCCAAAATCGGCATGTTCCGCAAGATTCGCTCATCGTCTCTCTCCTCTTCCGCCTCCCGGATGCCCGCCGCCGGAGTTCGGCTCTAGCGGCGGGCGCAGTGGGGAGGGCACTGCCGAGGTGTGAGCCTCTGACCCCTTGAGCCCCGCTGCCGGTTTGCACGGCATGCGGGGCTGGGTGGGGCGATGAGGGCTATTCGGCGGCATCCTCCTTTTTCAGGCCGGGTCAGCCGGAAATATCAAGCAGGTCGGTCGCGGCGGAGGTGTCGGCCTCGGCCAGCAGCGGCAGGTTGAGCAGCCACAGGTCGGTCGCGGCGGAGGTGTCGGCCTCGGCCAGCAGCGGCAGGTTGTCCAGCCACAGGTCGGTCGCGGCGGAGGTGTCGGCCTCGGCCAGCAGCGGCAGGTTGTCCAGCCGCAGGACGGTCGCGGCGGAGGTGTCGGCCTCGGCCAGCAGCGGCAGGTTGTCCAGCCACAGGACGGTCGCGGCGGAGGTGTCGGCCTCGGCCAGCAGCGGCAGGTTGTCCAGCCACAGGACGGTCGCGGCGGGCATGGGCGGAAGACTGGTCAGGGTCTTGAGGCCCCGCGCCTCGACGCGCTTCGCGGTCTTGGCGACCTCGGCTGTGAATTCATTGACGCCGATCCGGCGGCCATCGACGAAAAGATACTCGGACATTTGGGGCTTCCTCTCAGCGGGCACTGTGGGTGCTGGGGAGGAATGTACAAATTTACTTGTAGTCCGGTCAACAAGTTTTTTTGTAGCGCCCCGTAACCGTCCCTATGCCATCATCCCTTGCGGCGCGGGTGGCGCTGAACGGGATAGATGAGGTGGGGAAATGGATTGGGGTGCGGTACTTATAGGGCTGTCCGTATTAGTCGCAGCCTTCGGCATCTATTTTCTGCCGGGGATCATTGCGTCAAATCGGAGACACCCATCGGAGAACAGTATTGTCATCCTCAATCTGTTTTTGGGATGGACGTTTCTGGGCTGGGTGGTCGCTCTGGTCTGGTCCGTTTCCGCGATCCCAGACAATCCCAGGCCACAGCCCAATAAGCCGCCACCGGCAGACGACGCGCTTCTGCTTACCGATGTGGTTGACCCCACACTGATGCCCTGTCCGCGCTGTGCCGAAATGATCAAAAAGGCGGCTAAGGTGTGCCGGTTCTGCAATGCAGAATTGGTCCAGTCATGACCCCTTTGGGCAACGCCTCGCTATAGGCTGGTGTTCGGGTGGGGAAAGGGGGCGCCGAACATCGCCACCCCCTCTACTACTGGAGCCCGAGACTCCCGCCGCGCCGTTACCCCCAATCCTTCGATATATCCGCCAACGCGCAAATTACTAGGTATTAATTACCCATTGCGCGTGCTCGTAACCGGATGCATTCTTTGCGGATTCCCCGCCTAAACGGGCGAGGGCATCCGGGCGCTTCCAACACCCGTCCGCATATACGCGCAATCCCCTTGCGCCTCACTGTCAAAGACAGCCTCGCCCTGCCGACGCCGGCATGGGTAAGGTTAGTGCTTGGGGGATTAGATGCAAGACGAAAGTCATAGTCCGATAAAGGACAAAAGTAGAATCCGCATGTCTGCCGAAGTAATTTTGGCGTTCAATGCGCTTCCAGATCTCCTTAAAGAGGAGATTCTCATTGAGATTAGACGGATTAATTGCGACGAGCAGACTCAAACTTTTTCATAGTTGAAAGGATGAGTTCCCGCTCTTCGTCGGGAAGTCCTTCGAACCTCCTGGTGAATTCATCAGAATGCGCGTTTGTTCCAGGATCATCGACAAGGCCCAGTAGCCATCCCAGGGAAACCCCTAGCGCCAAGGACATGAAGTGGGCATATCTCGGGAGTCTGGCCTTGCCAGTCTCGGCGTTATGAATAGACTGCTGGGTGCAGACTGTCTCTCCCGCGATCTCGTTTACTCGAGCGCACAACTGCGGCTGGCTTAGCCCCAGCTCCTCCCGTCTCTGCCGAATTCTGTCGCCTCGAATTGCCACGCAACATCCTACCAAATAGCTTGTAATCCAGTCCCAACAAGGTTACTTGTAGTCAGAGAAACAAGTTTGCTTGTTGGGATTCCATGAACGACCTCATTGGGAAGGCTATCGAGATTGCTGGAGGGCAGACCGCCCTTGCGGTCAGGTGCGGCAAGAAGCAAGGCCATGTCTGGGGATGGCTGCACTCCAAGCGGGTGACGCCAGAGGTCGCGCTGTTGGTTGATGATGCGACGGAAGGCGAGGTTTCAAAGTCCTCCCTTCGCCCCGACATTTTTGCCAACCCCCTGACGACCGTCATCCCCGCCGACTGGCGGCCGCCGGCCACGCCCACCGCCCCGACGCCCTCCCCGTCGGACGCGGCAACTCCCCCGGCTGGCGACACGCTCGCCGCCGGGGGCATTTCTCGGGGGGTGGCATGATGGCCCCCATTCCTCATGGCAGAGCGGCCCGGCGGCGTCGAGTCGTCGGGCCATCAATTGGGGGAGCGTTAATGCCTCCCCGCTCGCAGTCCTTGCAGCATGTCCATGGCGATGCCGGCGTTGATCAACGCCAAGCTGTCGCCGGCTGCTTCTGCGGAAATTCGCAGGCCCTCAAGGGCATTTATCACCCGGCGCGTTGCGTCGGCCACGGACGCGACTCGTCCCGACTGGCTCCCGATGGCGGGGGCTTGCACAGCCTTGCTTGTAACAAAGCTGTGGTTCTCGCGGGCGGTCTGAGTGAAGGCGTCCATATCGGTGTGTCCTTGTTGCCTAAGGTCAACTTAGGCGAAAGGACGCGGGATGTTTCGCACGAAGGAGTGCAACAAGTTGCACGGCGCGGCAATCACCAGTGATGCAATCACGGATGCTGTCCTCGGGGGCGTCCGAGAGGATGTCGCCGGGATTGGCTCCCCGTATGCGGCGGTGATGCGGGCCACAGGAGCGAGTTTGCGCACGGTGAAGGGCTGGTTTGGTGGGGAACACAACATCCCGTCCATCGCCTTGGCCCTGATGGTTAGGAGCTTCCCCACGGCGAACGCCCGGTGGAAGGCCCTGACTGATCCAGAGACACACGAACAGCGGATTGACCGCCTGGAGGCCGAGCTTGCGGCCACGAAGGCGACATTGAGGGGGAATTGGAATGCGGTGGCCGGAATGGGCGAGGCGAGCGTTTGCATTGGGTCATCTGATCGCAGGGGAATGGCACAGCCGCCGTGCCAGATTTTGGGGCGAGAGAAGGCCGGACAGGCATCCGCCAGAGACCGATGAGGAGCGTTCCGAGCGCCAGTGGATGGCGATCTCGTCCGGTCTGCTGGTGATCGTCCTGGCCGGTCTGGCACTGGTGAAATCCTTCGCGCATTTCTGACCGCTTTTTTTGGGGGGGGATCATGAAGAAACTGCTCACGGCCGGCGCCGAAGTGCGCCCCGACCTCGCACCCTACGTGGTAGTGGTGAAGCGCAATCGTCCGGGGAGTGACCATCTCAATTGGGTCTCCGTCGCCGGCCGATCCATTGAGGACGCCCGCAACAATTACGACGCCGGTCGCAGCGACATCGTGCACCAGCGCCTCGATGGCGGCCATTCCCTGCTGCTGGATATCCCGCGCTCGTCCCCCTGCGTCATCGACAAGGGCGCCACCTTCGCCTTTTGGCGGACGGTGGTGTGATGACCTTCGCCCCGATCATCTCCCGTGTCGTGCGCTCGCTGCTGCGGCGGATGCGGTCGGTACGTGAGGCCCTGGCGACCAGCCACCCAGCCTCCACCCAGGCCGTTGCCCGCAAGCGCCGCGCCGCCGCAATCACCAACCACCGACTGCTGATGGCCGAGGTGTTTGACGCCACCGGCCGCACCTTCCCGGCCGTCGAAAAGAAATTTTCCTAACCTCCACAGGAGACCACCATGCGTCTGTTCACCGATATCCTTCGAGACCTCGACATGGGAGTCGCGGTCGATGACCTCACCACCGAACTGACTGATTTGGTCAATGCGGTGATCGAGACCGGCAAGGGCGGCATTCTGACCCTCAAGATCGGGATCAAGCCGCCGGCCCGCCGCGATTCGTCTGCGGTCGAGATCGGCTACGACATCAAGTGCGCCACGCCCAAGCTCCCTGCCGCCAAGACGATCCTGTTTGCCACCCCTGGCGGCGATCTGGTGCGCGAAGACCCGAGGCAGGCCAGCTTGCCCGGCATCCGCGAGGTTGCCCAGGCTCCCAAGGCGACCGTCCGTGAAGTCCCCCACGACCCGGTGACGGGCGAAATCAGGGAGGTGGCCGCATCATGAACGACGAAATCAACAACGCCCAGGTGATTGCCGATCTGGCTGTCGTCGGGGGGCAAACTCGGCAGATTGCCGATGGCGTTCCTTTCATCACTCTCCCCGAAGGCTATAAGGCCCTCGACCTGGAACACCTTCTCCCCAGGCCGGTGCAAAAGCGCGGAACCTTCGTAGCCCACGACGCCGCGTCATTCGTGGCCTACGTCAACAAGCACAAGACCACCGGCACCATCGTTACTGCCCAGGTGGACGCGACATCGTTCAAGGCCGTCCTGGACCATCACGACGACGAGCCCGGCTGGGGGGCGCATAAGGTTTCCTATGGCTGCCCCAAGTCCCCCGAGTGGGCGATATGGACCAGGAACGACAATCGGCAGATGACCCAGTCCGAGTTCGCGCAGTTCCTCGAAGAAAACCTTCCCGACATCATTGACCCGTCTGGGGCCGACGTTCTGACTGTGGTGCAGACCCTGGAGGCCAACACCAAGGTCAAGTTCTCCTCTGCCATCCGCCTCGATAACGGCCAGCGCCAGTTAACCTATGAGGAGGTGATCGAAGGGGCGGCGGCCAAAGGAACCATGAAAATCCCGGAGATTTTCACCCTCGCCATTCCGCCGTTCCGGGGCTCGGATCGGTACAAGGTCGAGGCCCGGTTGCGCTATCGCATCCCCAACGGCGGCGGGCAGTTGTCGCTTTGGTATGAGCTTGTCCGCCCTGAAAAGGTGGTCGAGGCGGTGTTTCAGGATGAGCTTGTCTCCATCCGAGATGGTCGTTCCCCGGAGGCCGCAGGAATCGGGCTCCCGATCCTCCTCGGCTCGCTCTGATCAATCCTGTGGGGGCGTCCTTCGGGGCGCTCCCATCCTTCCCCCGGGGGGGGCACCAATGAACCACTCTGAAGACGATCTCCAGCGCACCGTGATTGAGGCGCTTCGCCTGTCGCCCGATCTTCGGGTGATTGCCATCCCCAACGGCGGGAAGCGGAACGCGAAGGAGGCGGCTCGTATGAAGGCTGCCGGCGTCCTGGCTGGCGTGTCCGACCTGATGGTGTTCTGGGCACCCGCCGAAATGGCGATGATCGAATTGAAAGCCCCGGGCAAGCTGTCGGCCTCGCGTGGACCCTTGTCCACCCTGCGCCCGGCACAGGTGGCGTGGCATATCTGGGCCGAGAAAAGCGGGTTCTTCGTCACCGTCTGCGACAGCCTCGATAGCGTCCTGTCGTTCCTGCGGGACTGCGGCGCCCCGGTCACGGCCCGGGTAATGTGATTCACACGCCCACCCGTCCCATGGACTGCCATGTCACCGCGGCGACCGCTCGCCCGTGGCGGTGGCGCGACCTTTACCCCGTTTCTGCCGCCCATGAGACCACCGACACCGCCGTCGAGTGCCGGGCCTTCCGTGATGCCGACCAGCGGCGCGAACTCAATGGCTGCGCCTGCGATGGCTGCGCCAGGATACCGGAGAACCAGAGATGAGCATCCCCGCCGTGTCCGCTGGGACAACCGCCTATGTCCGGGGGATTATCCCCGACAAGGCCAACCGTGAGCGCGACGATTTCTATCCCACCCCGCCGGCCGGGACGCGGGCGCTGCTGGAGGTCGAATCCTTCACCGGCCCCATCTGGGAGCCGGCCTGCGGCGACGGCGCCATCTCCAAGGTGCTGGAGAGCGCAGGCCATCAGGTGATAAGCACCGACCTGATTGACCGCGGATACGGCACGGGGGGGGGTAGATTTCCTCCTCGACTTCCAAACCCGCGCCACCAACATCATCACCAATCCCCCCTTCAAGCACGCCGAGCAATTTGCCCGCCACGCCCTGAGCAGAACAACCGGCAAGGTAGCCATGCTGTGCCGTCTGGCGTGGCTGGAAGGCCGTGCGCGCAAGACGATGTTCGAGTCCACGCCCTTATCGTCGGTCTGGGTGTTTTCCAAGCGCCTACCGATGCAGCGCGGGAGACTGGTGGAGGATGGAGAGTTCGGCGGCATGATCGCCTTCGCGTGGTTCGTCTGGGACCATGCCCATGTCGGCACACCGCGCCTGGGGTGGATGTGAAATGACCATGACCCCCGCACCCCACGACACCCTATCCGAATGGCAGTTCGCCATCACATGCCTGCGGGCCGAGGCGGAGGCCGGACGCAAGCTGACGCCAACCGAGATGGTCGAGGCGGTTGACGCGACCAGAGAGCGTGAGGCAGCCGAATGAGCCGAATCCGCAGCATCCACCCCGGCCTGTTCACCGACGACGACTATATGGCCTTGTCGTTCCCCGCTCGGGAACTGATCAAGGGCATATGGGTCGAGGCCGACGATAACGGCATTTTCGAATGGAAGCTCCGCACAATCAAGGCGCGGATTATGCCCGCCGATAATGTGGACATGGACGCCCTGGCTGTCGAGCTGGTCAAGTACCGCTTCATCAAGCGTTTCGAGGCGGATGGGAAGGCATACGGCGCCGTTCGGAACTTCTGCCGTTACCAGCGCCCCAAAGAGCCCAACCCGATCCACCCCATCCCTGACGCGATCAAGCTGTATGTCTGCCACGGGTACAAGCGCGGCGGAAAGGCTGCCAGTTATGAAGACGCCGATTCTCCATCCATAGAGGACCGCTACGGAGAAACTTCCCCAGAGCTTCCCCAGAGCTTCCGAAAAGTCCGGTCAGATGGAGGAGGGAGGAGGGAAGAGGAAGAAGATGCTGCTGCTACTGCGGGCGAGGGCGTGAACGCTGTTCTCGACCCCTCCCGCCTTGTCGGCAAAACGGTCCTCTCGCTGATGGGGATCGATCTCACGAAGCTGGAGGCCGCCCACTGGCTCAGCAAGCTCGACCGCGCCGCGACGTGGCTTGCTGACGGATTCGACCCCGACCTGGACATCTACTCCGCCGTGAACGCCGTTCTCGAGCGGGAGCGCCTGACCAAAAACAACCCGTCCTGGGTTCCCGCCTCGCTGAGGTATTTCGACCGTGCCATCGCTGATCGGAACGCTGAACGCATCAATCCGACTCCTCGCCGCGATGCTGTCCCGGCCGGAAGTCGTCAACACCCCAAATCGGCCAAGGCGGCGTTCGACAAACTCGACGCCGAACTTTCCGCACGAAAGGCCGCCGAATGAACGCCATCGTTGCCAGCCGTCCGGCCATGCCGGTTGCGGCGAAACACCGCGTCGTCCTGGCACGCGACATCGGAGACGTGCCGGTGATCGCCGACAACGACCCGCTGATTCCGCTGGATGATTGCCGGGTCATCGTCGCCGAGATGACCGCCTCCATGGGCCGTTGCGACCCGGATGTGGCGGCTAAGCATGCCCGGCTGATCGTGGCGAGCTATGGCGGTCAGAAGCCTGACGATCCGGACGGATACACTCGCATGATTACCGCCGCCGTGGCTCAGTGCCCGGCTGATTTGTTGGTCAGGCTGGTGGACGAGGTTTCCCGGCGCCATCCCAAATACCTCCCCAGCAAAGGCGAGGTGGATGCCGTCGTTTCCGAGCTGATGCGCCCTCGCAGCAACGCCCGTCAGATCGCCCAGGCCCATCTTTCCGCCCACGCCAAGCGCGATACGGTTGGGGCTAAGGCCCGGCGCCATGCCGCGTGGCTATCTCGGCAGCCTCCGGAGACACTGGACCGGCTGAAGGCGATCCGGGAGGCGAGGGAGAGCGGAGTTCCGGCCGCATCTCTGATCGGGAGCGTGGGGCGGTCCATGCCGCTGCACCCCGAGGAGCGCATGAGCGCCGAGACCAAGGACAGGGTGCGGGCGCAGAACCGTCAATCCCATGGAGCGGAGGCGGCGGAATGATCTGCGATCACTGCAAACAGCCCGCATCGCCGGGCCTGCCACTGGTCGAATACGGCGGGCGCCGGTCAGGGCCGATGTGGTTGCATGGGATGTGCTGGGAGGCTCGGGCGGTGGCTGTTGCTGAGGCGGCTAGGGTAGCGCTTGGGGGTGTGCGATGAGACTCCGCAGCAGCCTCGCCAGGGCACCATCCAGCTTCACCCCCGAACAGGTGGTCGAACGTTCCCGCCACCTAAATTCGCTCCCTGTTCGGCGCTAATTCTCTCCTACAGCGTGAGAGAAAACGCTTTAAAAAATAGCCGTTTTCGTGTTATATTTCATGTCGTTAGGTGCTGTTTTGCCTGATGCGTCCAAACCATCAAAAATGGCCTAAATGATGGCTCAAATTGATGGTTTTTGATGACTCAAATGATGGCTTGAAATCCGGGAAAATTGATGGCTCAAAATCGGCTCTCTCACCCTCAAATTTTGGCGGAAACCCGCCAAGGCTTGCATGCCGATGGGGGTAACCTCTACCTCCGTGTATCCCCGGGGGGTGCGAAGGCTTTTGTGGTGCGTTTGACCCTCAATGGGGGGAGAAAGGACATCACGCTTGGGCAATTTCCGGGGGTGGGTCTGGCTGATGCTCGGAAGCTTGCCAAGCAGGAAATTCGGCGCGCCCGATCTGCCCCGAAAGACGCCCCGCCGGTCGCCCGGCCGAAGCGTGATAAATCATCGAACACCTTCGACGATTGCGCCGCCCGATACATCGAGGCCCACCGCGGCGAATGGTCCGAAAGCACCCGCATCGGGTGGGTACAGACTATGCGCGATTACGCAAGCCCTGTGATCGGTCGCCATCATGTCAACCAAGTTGACACCGACGTCGTGATGACCATCCTTGGCCCGATCTGGGAGACGAAGACGGAAACCGCCGTTCGCGTCCGCTCGCGCATTGAGGCCGTGCTGGATTGGGCGGCAGTGAAGAAGCTTCGCAGCGGAGAGAACCCGGCACGGTGGCGTGGTCATCTTCGTCACCTGTTGGCCGACCGCAACAAGGTATCTCCGGTCAAGCACCATGAGGCGCTGCCGTTCCGCGATATCCCGGGTTTCATCGCCAAGCTTCGGGCCTGCTCTGACCATGCGGCCCCGGCGCTGCTGTTCGCAATCCTGACCGCCGCTCGATCCGGAGAGGCTCGCGGCGCGACCTGGGGCGAGATGAACTTGACCACCAGCGAATGGGCGATCCCGGCCGGCCGCATGAAGGCCGGAAAAGAACACCGCGTTCCGCTGGCGCCCGAGGTTGCAGCACTCATTGGGGGGCGTCCTGCTCATGCAGCTGCTGCCGACCTCGTATTTCCCGGCCTTCGGACTGGGCGCATCAATGGCCGGATGATCTCTCACCCGGCATTTGCCCGGGTCATGAAGGCCATCGGATACCCGACGCTGACGACGCATGGTTTTCGGTCGAGCTTTCGGGATTGGGCCGCCGAGACCACAGACCACCCAAGCGAGGTTGTCGAAATGGCGCTGGCCCATGCCATCGGAAGCAAGGTCGAGGCGGCATATCGCCGAGGCAACCTGATCGACAAGCGCCGAAAGCTGATGGACGAGTGGGGCGCCTATTGCGCCTCGAATTGCCCTGATTTTTCCGGACCTGTACGCATTAGGGCTTCACCGCAAGATGCAGAGCGGACGAAAACCCACCGCCCTTGCGGCAATTGTAGCGAAACCCGATCTCGTTGAGATAAAGCGGAAGGTATTTGGCACTGACATGGTGGAATTGGCCGAATATCGCCCGCTTGACAATTGCCCATACGCTTTCGATGGTGTTGGTATGGGTGTCTCCGTACAGAGCCGCGAACAAGTCACGCTCAACATAACTGACGGAATGATTGATGGTCCGGTGCGCGACGAAGCGATTTGCCCGACCATAGCCAGGATGCTCGTCCGTGGTCAGCATCGTCCCCTTGGGTTCAATCATGCGACGGACCATCTTGAGCAAGCCGCCAGCGGCCATCTCGTCCTTGGTGGTGGCTGCCATCTTGACGCGCCCGCCGCGCTCGACAGCTCCGACGACAGGGGTCTTGCTGGTAACGCCCTGGCCGCCGGGCGGGTCGTCATCGCGCCGATTTTGCTTCCGAGGCTTACCGCCGACGTAGGTTTCGTCCATCTCGACCAGACCGGCGAGGAGCTTTCCGTCATCCACCATGGCTTGGCGGACGCGGTGCATCATCGACCACACCGTGGGGCGGCGCATCCCGAGATCGCGGGCCGCTTGGCAGGCCGACAGTCCCTTTTTCGCCGACAGCATCAGCGAGATCAGCAAAAACCAGCGTTGCAGGTCAATGTGAGAGCCGTGGAAAATGGTGCCCACCGTCACCGAAAAGGACTTGGCGCAGCGCTGGCACTGCCACCGCGTCCGCTCGGCCTCCCGATGCCGGGACACGCGATCCGCACCGCAGTAAGGGCAGGTCGGGCCGTTCGGCCAGCGTACCGCCTCCAAATGGGAGGTGGCCGTCTCAGGGGTCGGCCACCGCTTGTAGACCTCGACGATCCCGGTCATGGCTTAAGCCTCATTGTCGGCCAGGACTTCGCCGCCCTCGGTGACGGTCTCACCGCTATCCAGACGCAGAGTGCGCGACGCCTCGATCCAATCGCCCCACTGGCTATCCGCACCCCATTCCACCGCCGCCCGGCCCTCTTCCGGCCACACGGTCATCTGACCGCGCTGACCACCCTCGTAGATGATGCCTCAGGTCTCGCAGCCGGGCTTGAGTTCGGCGCGCTGATCAAGGGCCCTGCACTCTTCGCGGGCTTCGTCCAGGTTCTCGGCGGTGACGGTGATGTGGTTGATGATGGTCATTTGGGCTCTCCTCGTTTCCTGCGGCCCTCGCCGCTCTTGAGGACTAACATACCGCTACTACACGATGATGTCAAGCCCCAAAGCGTACAATTCCGGATTTTTCAGCAAAAAAGCAATGTTATAACATCTCAACGCGAGGCCAGACATGCACTGCCACGAACATGGGGGACCTGTCAGAATGAGCATTTCCAACAAGGCGCGGAAGCTGATGAAGCGCGCGGGGCGCGCTCGGCAGGACGGCGAGCGATATCCGAGCGGCAAGCTCAAGCCGCAGTCGGCCCTGACCCCGCAGACCATCCGGCGCCGCGCCGAATCGCTCGGCATCGATCCGGTTCGCCTGATCTCCAGGCCCGACATCGTCGCCAAGATCGTGGGTGACGAGAAATCAGGGACGGCGCTTGGGCGCCTGACTTGGCAGTTCGGCCAGGACGGCGGGCGTACCCGTCGAGAGGGCATCTTCGGCGGACGGAAGGCGGAATGGATCACCGAAAGCATGGCCCTGGCCGCCGAGGAATACCGCAAGCTCTGGGTAGATTGGCACAGCAAGAAGGGGATGCCGAACCGCAACCCGAAGGGCCAGCAGTTCGACCGGCGCGATCCTGGCCATGATACCGGGATTTGCGAATCGGGCTGCATCTGCCGGAAGTGCGACGATTTTCGCCGCGTCTCCCAGCGCCTTGCCGCCGCTGATGCGAAGTTTGGCCTCTGCCCGCACCCCAGGATGGCGCGGCGCATGGTCGAGATGGTGGTGATCGACGATGTGATGCCCGATGGCGTTGACCGCGGCGAACGGTCGGCTGCGCTGGAGGCGCTGCGGTATGGGCTGGCGGTGCTGGCGCGGTTCTTCCGGCATTGAGCCACCCGTTACCACCTATTGCAGATTATTCTTGCGCAGTCCCAATTAGTGGCGTAACTTCCGAAACTTCAGTGTGAGCGATTGCGCCCGGAGCCGAAAGGTTGCCGGGCGCAGTGCTTTTGAGGCGGCCATCCCATCAGCAGACTCCATGCCTCGTGGATGATGCCGCCGACCGACAACGCCGTTGAGGCACCCGGCCGGGTCGCTGCGCCACAGTGCGCATATCCGGCCGGCACAGAATTCGCGGGTTTGACCGAGAGGCCAGGTAGCAGCCTTCCAAGCTGATGACAGCGGTTCGATTCCGCTATCCCGCTCCATTTGAGCTTCGGCCCCACCACCATGGTGCTACGCCGATTTGAGGCGCGATGGTCAAGATCGATATCCGCGCAGATGTGAAGGCGCTCAGAAAGGATCTCGACGCCCTCGCGCGGAAGCAGCTTCCGTTTGCCATTGCCAGGGCCGCGACGGCCACGGCCAAGAAGGTGCAGGCCGCCGAAGGCGCCGCGATCCTCAAGGCCATTCCCACCGCAACGCCGTTCACTCAGAAATCCGTGGGCGTCATCCCCGCTCGGAAGCAGAACCTCACGGCCACCGTGTTCGTGAAGGACATCGCAGCAGCCTATCTCGAGCCCTTCGAATTCGGCGGGCCGCATTTCCTTGGGAAGAAGAAGGGCCTGTTGGTCCCCAAGGCCCAGCGCGTCAACCAATATGGCAACCTGACCAAGGGAACTGTCGCCCGGCTCAAGGGCAAGCCCAATATCTTCGTCGGGCCAGTGACCTTCAAAAAGTCCGGGCAAACCGTCTGGGGCGTATGGCAACGGCCTGTGGTTGGGTCGAGACGAGATGGCGTCAAAGGCGTTAAGGGCAATACCCAGGCGATAGCCGGTGGCGTGCGGAGCGGCCTCAAGCTTCTGATCCGCGCCGAAGACCCGATGCCCGTGAAGCAGCGCCTCGGCTACATGGCCACCGCCAAGCGCGTGGTCGACGCCACGTTCAAGGCCGAGCTGGCCAAGGCCCTCGCCGAGGCGATGAAGACCACGAGGTGATGATGCTTAAGCGCGGAACGTGCCTGCTTCTTGTCACATCTACAGGCGAGATAAGGCTTACTCCTCTCCGTGGCGACGTGGTCGCTTTTAATGTGGAAGCGATCATTGAACGTGACGATGCATCCCAAACGATGCGGGTTGTTGATCTGGTCATTCCCGAGATCGAGGCCATGAAGGACCGCCTGGGGATGTGGGCCGCAAATCACTGGGATGGTGTGGCTGATGTGATTGAGGATTGGGCTGACGTTGAGGAGCAGCCCTAGCCCTCGCCGTCCTCATCCGCCGCGAGGTAACCCACCCCCCCTACCCCCCCTCGATGGGTCCTTCCTGGAGGGTTGTGGGGCACGGGAATTGCGCACCGCGATCTTTCTCTAGGTTTAGACGTTCAAAAGGGGTTCGCACCATGGCGTCTGGGATTTCCATTCGGGAGTTCTCCAGGCGTGAGGGTTGCTCGGATACGCTCGTGCGCAAGGCCCTGAAAAGTGGCCATCTCCGCGCCTTTGACGATGGCACGCTTGACCCTGCCCTTGTCGGCACCGGGTGGCGAAAGGGAAATCGGGAGGCGGCTGCGAACGGCGCGAACAGTTCGCAGCAGTGCGAACCGAACGAAACCCCGGCCCAGGCCGCCGAGCGCATCATCTCCACGTCTGGCGCGACCATGACCCAGGCCGAGGCCGAGCGAGTCAAGGAGAACTATCTCGCCCTGCTCCGGCAGCTCGAATACGACACCAAGGCCGGCGCCGTGGTCGAGGTGTCTCGCGTGGCGAAACTCTTCGGGGATGCGTGCGCCAAGGTGAGAACCAAGCTTCTGGCGATCCCCGCCGAGCAGGCCCCGGCGCTTCATCGTTGTGCGACGGTCGCCGAGGTTCAGGCCCTGCTTCTGGGGATCATCGCCGAAGCATTAGAGGAACTGGCTCGTGATCAGGGGGGCGACGACGACGAGGTATGAGGCCGGCTATGCCGCCCTGGTCCGCGCCCTAACTGTTGCACTTCGAGAGAACCTTGCGCCGCCACCCCGGCTGACGATCAGCCAATGGGCGGAGCGCTATGCGATCCTGTCAAAGGAAACCAGTGCCCAGACCGGGCGCTTTCGGGCCTACGCCTACCAGCCCGGAATTATGGACGCGGTGAGCGACCCCGCTGTGACCCAGGTCACGGTAATGAAGTCGGCCCGCGTCGGCTACACCAAGATCCTCGATCACATCGTCGGGTACTACCTCCACCAAGATCCGAGCCCGATCCTAATCGTCCAGCCTCGCGTCGAGGACGCCGAGGATTACAGCAAGACCGAAATCACGCCCATGCTGCGTGATACCGCCGTCCTGGCGGCCATCGCGGGCGACCCGAAGGCGAAGGACAGCGGCAACACCATCCTGAAAAAGACCCTGCTCAATGGGTCGTCGATCACGCTGGTGGGCGCCAACAGCCCCGGCGGCTTCCGCCGCATCACCACGCGGATCGTCTTGTTCGACGAAGTCGACGGCTACCCGAAGGCCGGCGCCGGCACCGAGGGCGATCAGGTTGCCCTGGGGGCAAAACGCTCCGAGACCTTCTGGAATCGCAAGATCGTGCTGGGCTCAACCCCGACGGTGAGAGGCGAGAGCCGGATCGAGAAGTCATGGGAGGAGAGCGATCAACGTCGTTTCTTCGTGCCGTGCCCCCATTGCGGGGAAATGCAATACCTGGAATGGGGCGGCCCCGACCTCCCCTATGGCATCAAGTGGGACAAGGACGAGCGGGGGCATCCCCTCCCGGAGACGGCCCATTACGCCTGCCGCCTGAACAGCTGCATCATCGAGGATGCGGACAAGGCCGAGATGATCGGCCGGGGCGAGTGGAGGGCTTCGCAGCCATTTCGCGGCCATGCCGGCTTCCACATTTGGACGGGCTACAGCCTCAACGTCAACGCCACTTGGCCGATCTTGGTCGCCGAATGGCTCCGGGTGAAAGATGACCCGCTCCAGCGGCAGACCTTCATCAATCTGGTGCTGGGCGAGCCCTACGAGGACCGGGGCGAGAAGGCGCTGAATGAGGCCCGGCTTGCGGCTCGGACCGAGGTATGGGCGGCGGAAGTTCCCGACGGCGTGGCCGTGGTCACCGTCGGCATCGACACCCAGGACAATCGCCTTGAATGCGAGGTGGTCGGCTGGGGCCGGAACGAGGAAAGCTGGTCGATCTGTCATGAGGTGATCGAGGGAGACCCGGAGACGCCGGAGCTTTGGAACTGCCTGGACGCCTTCTTGAAGCGCATCTGGCGCCGGGCCGATGGTCGTGGCTTCGATGCCATGGCGGCCTGTATCGACTCGGGCGGCCACCACACGCAGAGGGTCTATGACTTCGCCAAGGCCCGCCTGGGTCGGAAAATCTGGGCCATCAAGGGCGAATCGGCAATCGGCGGCAAACGGTCCCCCGTCTGGCCGACCAAGCGGCCGAGCTCGCGGACCAAGGCGACATTCCGGCCGGTGATCATCGGCGTGAACGCCGCCAAGGACTCGGTGCGGGCCCGGCTTCACATCGATCAGCCCGGTCCCGGGTACATGCATTTCCCGGCCGACCGGGACATCAACTATTTCGCCCAGATGGTGGCCGAGCGGTCTGTGCTCAAGGTTAGCGGTGGCCAGCGTTACCGCGTCTGGGAGCTTCCTCCGGGCCGGGCCAACGAGGCTCTGGACTGCCGCGTTTATGCCTACGCCGCCCTTTGCGGCCTGATGCACTTCGGCCTGAAGCTGAACAAGCGGGCCGATGCGCTGGAGGCCGGAGCCGTGGCCGAGCCCACTCCGCCCCCTGCAGCGGAAGAAGTACCGCCGGCCAGCGCCGCCGCCATACCGGCGCCGACCGCAGAAAAGGCCGCCGTTGCCATCGACGGACCGAAGGTGACCGTGGCGGAAAAGCCGAAGCGGTCATTCGCGAGCCGCTTGGCCTGACCTAGAAAACTGGAACCCCCATGCGCTTTGACCCCACCACCAGCGACTTGGCCGGCGTGAGCCCGTCGACGCTTCAGCAGTGGCTTACCGATGCGCAGCAGGCGATGCATGACCTGATGACTGGCGCCAAGGGGGAATCCTACAGCTACACCCAGGGCGATGGCGCCAAGTCGGTGACCTATACCCGCGCTAATATCGGGCAGCTTCGCGCCTATATCTCCGAGATCAAGGCGCAGCTCGGCATCCGCACCCGTCGCCCCCTGCGGTTCAACTTCCGCTGATGGTCGGCGCAGTCTCAATCCTTGGGCCGGACGGCAACCCAATGCCCCCGACGCGGCCGCGGATCGCCGCGCTGAATGGCAATGGCAACATCCCTTATGATGCCGCCGACATCTACGGCGACCATATGTCCTCTTGGCGGCCCGCCATGTGGTCGCCCGATGGCGAACTCAATGTATGGCGCGACCGCATTGTGTCCCGGGTTCGGGACATTGTACGCAACGACGGTTGGGCCTCCGGCGCCATCTCGCGCATTCTCGACAACGCGGTAGGCTCGAATTTCCGCCCTATCGCCAAGCCGGACTATCGGGCTCTGGCTGCCTATTCCGGCCTTTCGACCTTTGACGCCACCTGGGCCGATGAGTTCGGCCGGCAGGTTGAGGCATCCTGGCGGACCTGGGCGAATGACCTCGGCCGGTATTGCGATGCTGCCCGGGCGCTCACCATGTCGCAGATTTTCCGCCTCGGGTTTCGCCACAAGCTGGTGGACGGGGACGCCCTGGCCCTCATGCTCTGGATGCCCGAAAGGATCTCCGACGGCCGCGCCCGCTATTCCACCACCGTCCAGCTGATCGACCCCGACCGCCTGAGCAACCCCCAACTGGCATTCGACAGCCAGACCATGCGTGGCGGCGTCGAGGTCGATGAATACGGCGCCGCTGTGGCCTACCACATTCGTCGGGCGCACCAAGGCGACTGGTTCTCGGCAGCCGATAGCCTACATTGGGACCGCATCGAGCGCGAGACGGCTTGGGGACGGCCCATCGTGGTCCACGACTTCGACCACGACCGCGCCGGTCAGCACCGTGGCGGTGCCGGCGTCCTTGCGCCGGTGCTGCAGCGTCTGAAGATGCTCGCGAAATACGACGCGACCGAGTTGGACGCCGCCATCCTGAACGCGGTTTTCGGGGCCTACATCGAAAGCCCATATGACCCGGCGATGGTGCAAGACGCCCTCGACGGAGAGGGCGACGAGATCGGCGCCTACCAGGACGGCCGGGCCGAATTTCACCAGGACCGCAAGCTTACCTTGAGCGGCGCCCGACTGCCGATTCTGTACCCTGGCGAGAAGATCAACGCCGTCACCGCCGAGCGGCCGAACAGCAACTTTGCCGCGTTCGAGGCCGCTGTGCTCCGCAATGCGGCGGGTGCTATCGGCATTTCGGCCCAGCAGCTCAGCAACGACTGGTCTGATGTCAATTACAGCTCCGCCAGAGCGGCGTTGTTGGAGAGCTGGAAGACCCTGACCCGGCGACGGGATGACTATGGAACCGGCTTCGCCAGCCCGGTCTATGGCTGCTTCCTTGAGGAAGCCATGGACGTGGATGATCTGCCGCTTCCGGCGGGGGCTCCCGAGTTCATGGAATGCCGCACGGCATATTCCGCCTGCCGCTGGATGGGGCCGGGCCGAGGCTGGGTCGATCCGGTGGCCGAGAAACAGGGCGCCGTGCTGGGCATGGATGCCGGCTTGTCGACCCTGGAATCGGAATGCGCCGAGCAGGGGTTCGACTGGGAAGACGTTCTCGACCAGCGCCGCAAGGAAATTTCCCGCTTCGAGGAAATGGGCATCCCGGTTCCGACCTGGGCCGGGATGCAGACCGCCAGCGAAGTGACCAGAAAGCCGGAGGCCGTTTAAATGCGCAGCTTGGCCCACGTCCTGACCAACTGCCCGCTGGCGCTCCACCAGGGGCGGGCGGCCGGCATGGTTTCGGCCTGGGCCGCCATCGATTCCGAGGTCGGGGGCGAGGCCTCTGGCTCTTACGGTCTGGTCGACGGCGTGGCGATCATCCCGGTTCGTGGTGTGCTGTGCCCTGGCAACTTCTCCTGGGGCAGCTGGGCAACCGGATATGACTGGGTTCGCCGAGGAATCGCGGCGGCGCTGGCCGCCTCCGATGTCAGGGCCATCGTCCTCGATGTGGACAGCCCCGGCGGCACCGTGGCCGGATGCTTCGATCTGGCGGACGCCATCTATGAGGCCCGGGGCGATAAACCGATCTGGGCGATCCTGTCGGAAAACGCCTATTCCGCCGCCTATGCCATCGCCTCGGCCGCCGACCGGATCATCGTGCCGCGCACCGGCGGGACCGGATCCATCGGCGTGATCTGGATGCATGTGGACTGGTCAGAAGCGCTGAAGGAGGCCGGCATCAAGGTTACGTTCGTGACCTACGGCAGCCGCAAGGCCGATGGCCACCCGGAAATCCCGCTGTCCGAAGAGGCCCTTCGGATGGTCCAGGGCGATATCAACACCATGGGCGATCTGTTCGTTTCGACGGTCGCCCGCAATCGGAATCTCGCGGAGAAGAAGATCCGCGACACACAGGCCGCAACGTTCCTCGGGGCCAGTGGCGTGAGCCATGGCCTTGCGGATGCGGTGATGGCGCCCGACGCCGCTTTCCAGGCCCTGCTTTCCGAGCTGGGCTGAACACAAACCCGAGAGGTTGACCATGAAGAACCGTTCCCCGATGGGCGCGGCGGCGACGTCGTTTGTCCATCTGCTGGGCAAGATCAAGCCCGCTGCCGCCAAGAAGGCCGAAGACGACCGCGAGGACGACGAGAAGGCCGAAGACGAAGACGCCGAGGAAGGCGACGAGGACGACGAGGGCAAGGAGAAAAGCTCCAAGTCCAAGAAGGCCGAAGACGACCGCGAGGACGACGAGAAGGCCGAAGACGAAGACGCCGAGGAAGGCGACGAGGACGACGAGGGCAAGGAGAAGGCCGCGCGCCGCTCCGAGCGCGTTCGCTGTGCCCGGATCATCGCTCACGGCATCAAGATCGGCCGGGTCGAGCAGGCCGGCGTGCTGGCGTTCGATACCGACCTGAGCGTCAAGATCGCCACCAGCACCATGGACGCCATGGGCGCCGTCTCCCCTACCAAGGGGCGCCAGACCATTGGTGACCGCATGGCCGGGGTCAGCGTCCCGAAGGTTGGCGCCAGCGACTCCAGCCGCCCCGCCGCCGACAGCCCGCAGGCCCTCGCCGCCCAGATGCTGGGCGCCTACGAGCGCGCCGCCGGCAAGACCTCGTAAAGGAGCACCCCCACCATGAGCCTTACCGTTTCCTCGGGCGTCGACGGCGCCCAGGTGCCCGGCATCACTGCCGAGGCCTATCTCCCCGACCAGCTGATCGCCGGCCGCTTCCCGCTCGTCACCGACACGGTGACCATCGTCAGCGGCTCCGGCGTGGTCAAGCGCGGCACCGTCCTGGGCAAGATCACCGCCTCGGGCAAGTTCACCACCTGCCTGAATGCCGCCAGCGACGGCAGCCAGACGCCCAGCGTCATCCTGGCCGATACCGTCGATGCCACCAGCGCCGACGTGTCGGCTGGCGTCTATCTGGCGGGTGAGTTCAACACCAACGCCATGACCTTCGGCACCGGCACCACCATCGCCAACAGCAAGGACACGCTGCGCGATTCCAACATCTACCTCAAGTCGGCCGTCTCGGCCGCTGACCCGTCCTAAGGGGGCCTCGACCATGGATATTTTCGACACGAACGTCCTGGTTCAGGTCGTTCCCAACCTGAAGACCAGCCAGAATTGGCTGCTCGACCGCTTTTTCCCCAACATCGTGACCAGCGATTCCGAGTTCGTCAGCATCGACGTGGATGTCGGCAAGCGCCGCATGTCGCCCTTCGTCTCGCCGCTGGTCGAAGGCAAGCTGGTCGAGGCCCGCAAGGTCCAGACCAACACCTTCAAGCCGGCCTACATCAAGGACAAGCGCGCCCCGGACCTGCGGCGTCCCGTTCGCCGTCAGATCGGCGAGCGTATCGGCGGCGAGCTGACCGGTGCCGAGCGCATGCAGGTCAACCTGATGTTCGAGATGGCCGATCAGATCGACATGCTGAATCGCCGCCTGGAATGGATGGCCGCCTCTGCCCTGCTGACCGGCACCGTCACCATTGCCGGCGACGGCTTCCCGACCACCGTCGTGGATTTCGGCCGCGATTCCACCCTCACCGTCGCCCTCACCGGCGGCAATCGGTGGGGCCAGACCGGTATTGTTCCCTCGAACAATATCGAGGCTTGGCAGCAGGCAGTCATGAAGAAGTCGGGGGCGACCGTCACCGACATCGTGTTCACCCTGTCGGCGTGGCAGCAGTTCAAACAGGACCCGGTGGTCAAGCAGGCCATCTGGTATCCCGGCAGCGGCCAGGGCAACACCATGGAAATCGGCGCCAAGGTCCAGAAGGGCGCCAGCTATATGGGCCACTGGGGTACCTTCGACCTCTGGCTCTACAACGACTGGTATGTGGACGACAACAACGTCGAGCAGCCGATGCTGCCCGACGGCACCGTCATCCTGTGCGGCCCCGACCTGATGGGCACCCGCGCCTTCGGCCAGATCCTCGATCCCGACTTCAACTATGGCCCGCTGCCGTATGCTCCGAAGTCTTGGGTGGAGAAAGATCCGGCCCAGCGCCTGCTGCTGATGCAGTCGAGCCCCATCGTGATCCCGAGCCGCGTCAACGCGGCCCTGTGCGCGACGGTGCTGTAAATGGCGGCCGGCAAGAACGAGGCGGCGAAAGCTGCCTCTACCCCCGTCGTTGCGGTCGTGGCCCGTGGCCGCACCGTTCATGGCGATGAGGGCGCCAAGGGTCCGGGCGAGGAGGTTCTTCTCGAAGCCGAGGAGGCCAATCGTCTGGCCGCCCTGGGCTTCGTGATCCTTCCCGCTACCGAGGCGCCCGAGGCTGAGGAGTCCGCCGACAAGGCGCCCGACGCCGGCAACCCCGGCCCGAGCGTGACTGTCGAGGGCGAGACGGCCACCATCACGACCACCGAGGCCTAAGGCCATGGCAATCGACTGGAACAAGGCTGTCCTTGGCCCGGTCATGGGCGTGTTCGGCGAGGCGGTGACCTATTCACCGTCCGCCGGCACGCCGTTTGCCATCTCCGGCATCTTCGACGAGGCATATCGCGAGGTCGAGGTGGTCGACGGCGATATCCCCGTGACCACTGAAATCCCCGTGCTCGGCGTCCGCATCGCGGACTTTCCGGCGCCTCCGCTGCAGGGCGACCTACTGACCATCACCAGGACCGGAGCGACCTATGCGGTTCGCGAGGCCCGGCTCGATGGTCATGGCGGCGCCAAGCTGATGCTCAACTACATTTCAGGCTGACCCCCCATGGCCGATATGGACTCCCTGCGCGATGCCGCCGTATCCGCGCTGAAGGGCAGGACTGCGGCCGGTCAGCACGTCTATTCGCCCCGTGATTGGCCGACGACCCACAGCACCTATCCAGTCGTGCTGGTGCGCACGCCCGAGGAGTTCGCGACCTCCAAGGGGCGCTTCGGCGTCCCCGAATTCGACAACACCATCACCCTGGCCATTGCCGGGCGCGTCGAGGCAACCACCGAGGCCGCCGCCGACACCGCCGCGCGTTCGCTGGCGAAGCAGATCAAGGCGGCCATCCTCCAAAATGGCCAGTTCCTCTACAGCCAGGAAGTCCAGCAGGTCGCGAGCTTCACTAGCAAGATCGAGGTGACGGCCGAGGGCAAGCTGCATATCGGCGACGTGATGATCTCCTTCAGTGTCGAGGTCTTCCAGGTCTACGAGCCGATCTATGACGCCGACGGCGCCGAGATGGCGCCGGCCCTGACCCGCATCGACATTCACGCCGACATGGCCGCTCCCTTCGATGCCAATGGGGCATATCCGGCCCCGACAACCCCGCCTTACACGCCGGACGCACCGCCCCGCACCAGCGGGCCGGACGGCCGCGACGAGGCCGCCCTGCAAATCATCCTGCCGCAATAGGAGTGCGACGAATGTTCATGAAGCCCGCCCCCGGTCTCGCCATTCGAGACCCGGACCTGATGGATCTCATCCCGGCGGACGGCCGCGATGTCCCCGAAAGCCCCTACTGGGTCCGCCGCCTGCGTGACGGTGATGTGACCTTGGCCGCCCCGCCGTCGGTGGAAGCCGAAACCGCCTGATCAATCAGCCCTTTGGCAAGGCAAACCGCAGCGCCGTGAGGCGCCGCATCCCATAGACGGAGCCTCACACCATGACCGTGGGTTTTAAGCACATCCCGCAGAATATCCGCGTTCCGCTGTTTTACGCGGAAGTGGATAACTCCCAGGCCAACACCGGCAGCATCAACCAGCGCGCCCTGATCGTCGGCCAGATCACTTCGGCCGGCACCGCGACCCCGGGCGTCCCCGTGATTTCGCAGGGCGTGGCCGACGCTAAGACCCTGGGTGGCCCCGGCTCGCAGCTCGCGCTGATGACCGCCGCCTATCGGGAGAACGATAATTTCGGCGAGCTGTGGTATCTGCCGCTCTCCGACGCCGGCTCGGCGACCGCCGCGACCGGCACCATCGCGATTACCGGCCCGGCCACCGCCAACGGCACCATCTGCCTGTACATCGGCGGCGTGCTTGTCGCCCAGGGCGTAGCGTCCGGTCAGGCGAATACCACCATCGCCACGGCGCTGGCTGCGACGGTCAACGCCAACACCGATCTCCCGGTCACCGCCTCGGCGGCCAGCGGCACCGTGACCCTGACGGCCAAGAATAAGGGCACCTGCGGCAACGGTATCGATCTGCGCCTGAACTATCGCGGCGCCCTGGGCAACGAGGCCCTGCCGACCGGCGTCGGCGCCACCATCACCGCCATGTCCGGCGGCGCGACCGATCCCACCCTGACGACCCCGTTCGCCAACCTGCTGGATCAGCCCTTTGACTTCATCGCCTTCCCCTACACCGATTCGACCAGCCTCGATGCGGTGAAGGCCCTCCTCGACGACAATACCGGCCGCTGGGCCTGGTCGCGGCAGATTTATGGCCATGCCTTCGCCGCCGCCTCGGGCACGCTGGGCACCCTGACCACCCTGGGCGTTGCCCGGAATGATCAGCACGCCAGCATCATGGGTTTCTATGACAGCCCGACCCCGGCTTGGATCTGGGCGGCAGCCATCGCCGGCCAGGCCTCGGCCAGCCTCCGGGCTGATCCGGCGCTCCCGCTGCAGACCCTGGCCCTGTCCGGCGTCCTGGCGCCGCCGCTGTCGTCGCGCTTCGCCATGACCGACCGCAATGTGCTGCTGTTCGACGGCATCTCGACCTTCACCGTCGCCGACGACGGCACGGTCGCTATCGAAAACCTGATCACCACCTACCAGAAAAACAGCTTCGGCCAGCCGGACAACTCCTATCTGGAAGTCGAAACCCTGTTCACCCTGGCTTACGTGCTCCGCTTCATGCGGACCCGTGTGACCAGCAAGTATGCCCGCGTCAAGCTGGCGGCCAACGGCACCCGCTTTGGCGCCGGTGCTGCGGTGGTGACCCCGAACATCATCCGCGCCGACCTGATCGCCGCCTATCGCGAGATGGAAACCGCCGGCCTCGTCCAGAACGGTGACGCCTTCAAGGCAGCGCTGATCGTCGAGAAGAACGCCAGCAATCCGAACCGGGTGGATGTCCTCTGGCCCGGCACCCTGATCAACCAGCTCCGCATTTTCGCGGTGCTGGCGCAGTTCCGCCTGCAGTGATCTTGGGGCCGCCCCGCTCGGCGGCCTCGTCTTTTCAGCGTCGTGAGACGCCACCCCTCCCTTGATGGAGTTTCCTCATGGCCGATACCTCCCGCCTCGTCGGCGGCACCGCCTACCTGTCCGTGGACGGGCAATCTTACCTTCTGACCGGTGACCTCAAGTGGTCCCCCTCCGTCGTCAAGCGCGAGACGGTCACCGGCATGGACGGTGTCCACGGCTATAAAGAGACCCCGATCACCGGGCACGTCTCCGGCACCTTCCGCGACACCTCCAGCCTGACCGTGGCCGACTTCAACGCCATGACCAACGTCACCGTCACCATTGAGCTGAACAACGGCAAGATGGTTGTGGGCCGGAATATGTGGACGGTGGATAGCCAGGAGGTCGATTCGACCGAGGGCACCGTCGAGGTGAAGTGGGAAGGTATGTCGGTCGAGGAGGCTTGATCATGGTCGAATCGACCCTTCGCATCGAGCTTGCCAAGCCCATCAGCATCGGCAAGGGCGATTGCCCCGTGACCTATGACCACCTCGACTTGCGCGAGCCCACCGCCGAAGAGTTCGCCAAGGCGACCGAGTCGGCGACCGGGTTCCGTCAGACCATGAAGCTGATCTCCCTGGCGGCCAAGGTGCCTGAGTCCGTGATTGGCCAGATGCCGGTTGGCCAGGTCAATGAAGCGGGGGACTTCCTCATGGGTTTTATGGAGCGTGGCCGGAACACTGGCGAAACCTAATCGCCGATCTGACCCGGTTCTATGGCTGGGGGCCGCGTGATGCGTGGTCCCTGACCGGAACCGAGTTGGCGTGGTGGGAGGCCCAGGCCCTTCGCATGGCCGGGCAAACGGGGGCTAGTTCCGATGGCCAATAAATTCCAGATCACGATTTCGGCGGTCGATAAGGCCACTGCCGTCGTGAACAAGGTCAAGGAATCGGTCGGGAAAGCAACCCGCCCAATCACCGACCTTGGCAAGGCGACCGCCGGCCTTGGAAAATCCGTTGGCCTGGACCGCTTCGCCAAGGGGATCGGCACTTTCGCGTCTAAAGCCGGAAAGGGGATCTCCAGCGTTGTGGGGATCGGCGCCCCGATGGAGGGGCTTCTTACCGGTGGCGGCATGGCGACCGCTGGCGTTGCTGCCGGAGCCGCCGTGCTAGCAACCTCAATCGCGGCCCTCTCTGCGGAATTCGGGCGATACAGCCAGGCTCTCACCCGCACATCCTATCTCTCGGGCGTGTCGACCAGCCAGCTTCAATCGCTCTCGGGCGCGGCGAAGTTGGCCGGCGTTTCGGCGGAGACGATGCAAGGTAGCCTCGGCGCTCTCGGCACTACCATGCAAGACGCGCTGTATGGCCGCAACGACCAGGCCGCCGCGATGTTCAAGTCGCTCGGCGTCACCATCCGCCATACTGCCGACGGGACGGTTGACGCCGCTGATATGTTCCGGCAGCTGTCGGCCGCCCTGAGCGATGCTGACCCGAAGGCGGCAGCGCTGATCGTCGGGATTCTTGGCGTCGATGCCAGCCTCATTCCGATGATGAAAAACCTGAAGCAATCGGAATCGGCCGCCCGTGCCCTTGGGTCAACCATGGGGCCCGAGCAGATTGCCCGCGCAGCCGCCTTTGAGGGGTCGATAAATCGTCTCGGCATCGCCTTCGGTGGCCTAGGCCGGTCGATTGCCGACACCTTCATCCCGCCGCTGCAAAAGGGCATCGATAAGCTGACGGAAATCGCCGTCCTGTCCAATCGATGGTGGTCGACCCATGGCGTGAATGCGCCCGGGCCCTCGACCAGCTATGCGATGCCCGCCGCATCGAATAAGCCGCTCCCGGCAGACCTTCAGACCGCCCCGACCCCCAATAGCGGCGCGACGGTCACGCCCAGGAACGGCCGGGGGTCGACTCTTGGCCTTGACCAGAACAACCCTGGAAACCTTCGGGCGGGACAGGGGCAGACGGGAGCGGCGAACGGATATGCGGTATTCCCGACCCAAGAGGCGGGCCTATCGGCGATGGTCCGGCAGATCCAACTTTACGAGACCCGTGACGGCCTGCGCAGCATCAACGACATTGTGAGCAAATACGCCCCGGCCAGCGAGAACAACACTGCGGCATATGTCGATGACGTTTCCAAGCGAACTGGCATCGCCGCCGACCAGCAGATTGACCCGAACGACAAGCAGGCTATGACGGCGCTGGTTTCTGCCATGATCCAGCACGAGCAAGGCAAGCAGCCGTTCACCCCGGAGCAGATCCGAGCGGCCGTTGACCAGCGCATGGCAAGCAACAGCGCCGGCCGGCCCAGCGACGAGCCGATCAAGATCGAACTCTCTATCAAGGATCTTCCCCAGGGCGCCACCGCGAAAGCCACCTCGCCGAATGCTTCTATCGGCCCGACCCGGGTCGCCTATTCCATGCCCACGACGGTGACGCCATGACGATCCTCGACACGGTCAGCAGCGGCGCCAATCAGGCCCTCCGCCTCGGCAAGGATCTGGGACTTGGCGGTCCCGGCACCCAGGCGGCCAACTGGTTCCAGCAGCTTCGCCCGGCCTCGTATCGCGGCCTCGGGTTCGGTGTGCTTACCGGAGATGGGAAATTCGGCCGGCGGAATGCCGTGCACGAATACCCCTACCGCGACACGCCATGGGTCGAAGACCTCGGCCGGTCCGCCCGGCGCATCATCATGCAGGGGTTCATCGTCGGCGACGACGTGATCTCTCAACGCGACCGCATGATCGCCGCCGTCGAATCCCCCGAATCCGCCGAGCTGGTGCACCCGACCTTTGGGCGCCTCAAGGTGGCCCTGATCGATTTCGGGTGCCACGAACGCTGGGACAATGGCCGTTATTTCGAGCTGAATTTCAGCTTCATCGAGGCCGGCGAGCGCGTCTTTCCCGCCGCCACCTCGTCAACCTCTGATGCCGTCAAGAACGCTGCGGACGGCGCCGACGCTGCCGCATCCCAGGACTTCGCCACCCGAGCCTATGCCGCGCTAAAAAAGGGCGCCATCGCCGCGAGGCAGGCCGCGACCATGGCAAATATGTTGGTCCGTAAGATCCAGCGCGTCGTGAATGACGCGACCAACCTTTACAACACGGTGGGCAGCCTGCCCGGCCAGTTCGGGCGCTTCTTCGGAAGTCGCCGGCAGAGCAAGGCCGCCAAGGCGCAGACCGGCATCACCAACGCGGTAGGAGTGGCGGCCGGTGTCGCGGTCCTGATCGCCGCCGGCTCGGCATCTCGGGTCAATGTGTCCTCGGCTGGCGCGGCCCTGAACACCTCGGCGGCGAATCTGCCATGAGCACCCCGGAAGATTTCGCCAGCGCGACCCAAGCCCTGGTTGCCGCCCTCTCCTCGTCCGTCAGCGATCCCGGCGATGCGCTGCGCCTGCTCTCCGACCTTTCGGCCTTCGTCCCGGTCGACCCGACGGCGCCGGCCATTGGCGCGGTGGCCTCCGAAATGAAGGGGGCCACGGCCGATCTCTTCCGCCGCGCCGCCGTGGTGGCCATGGCCCGCGCCGCCGCCGCCTATCAACCGTCCTCGTATGATGATGCCGCCCAGGTGCGGACCATCGTTTGCGCGGCCCTCGATGCCGAGATCACTACCGCCGGAAACCAGGGCGAGGATGCTAGCTTTGTTGCCCTCAAGGCTCTGCGGGTGGCCGTCATCCAGGATCTGACCGAGCGAGGCGCCACCCTGGCCCATATTTCGACCATCAAGACGGCCGCCTCGGTGCCGGCGCTGGTGCTGGCGAACCGGCTCTACCAGGACCCCAGCCGCGCCGAAGACCTGATCGCGCGCGGGAATCCCCGCCATCCGGCCTTTATGCCGACGGCCATCAAGGCGCTTTCGAGCTAGGGAGTGACGGTGCTCGGCTCGCGATAGGGCGGCCGATAGGGCGGCTTGACGTTTGGATCGGACTGGAACTTTCGGACCTGATGACAGGTGAAGGTGGCGGGGTGTCCGAAATTGGTCATCTGGCTTGCATGGCGAATCCCGAAGCTCTGGCACTCCTCCACGGTCTTGAATTCGGCCGCCGGGCCGCCGCCGCCGAGGTAGCCATCAGCGAAGAACATCGTCAACAGAACGACAACCGGCCCCATGGATGCCTCCGATTGGAATGAATGCCATGGATGATCTTACCCTAATTGTTGGTAACAGGGCCATATCCGGTTGGCAGGGTATCCGGGTCACCCGTGGCATCGAGCGCTTGCCCAGCGACTTTGAAATCGAGATGACCGAGCTGTACCCAGGCGAGGCGAATGCCTTCGTGGTGCAGCCCGGCGATTCTTGCCAAGTGAAGATCGGCGACGACCTTGTCATCACCGGCTATATCGACCGATATTCGCCGTCCCTGTCCTCCCGGCGCCACTCGATCAGGATCATGGGGCGCGGCAAGTGCGCCGACCTCGTCGATTGCTCCGCCGAATGGCCGTCGGGCCAGATCAGCGGGGCGACGGTGCTAGGGATCGCCCAGAAGCTAGCCGCGCCCTATGGCATTTCCGTCTCGTCCCAGGTGGCCGAGGAAACAACCATCATCCCGCAGTTCAACGTCTGCTGGGGCGAAACTCCGTTTTCGATCATCGAGCGCCTGTGCCGGTATCGGGCGATGTTGGCCTATGACCAGCCAGACGGCAATTTGCTGCTGTCCCGGGTCGGGGTGCTGGCCCATTCGACAGGCTTCGCCGAGGGCAAGAACGTCGAATCCGCCCACGTCCTGCTGACCCAGGACCAGCGATATTCGGATTACGTGGTGCGCATGTTGTCCACCTCCGTGTTCAGCGATGCCGGCGGGAATCAGGGCGACATCCTGGCCCACACCGAGGACAAGGGCGTGAAGCGCCACCGCCTGAAATACATCATCGAGACGGGCGGCATGGTCCAGGATCTCGGCAAGATGCGGGGGGGGTGGGAGGCAGTTCGGCGCTTCGGCCGCTCGGCCATGGTGCGAATCGAGGCCGACAGCTGGCGCGACGGAGATGGCAAGCTGTGGACGCCGAATCAGGTCGTCCCGGTTGATCTGCCATCGCTTCGTGTTGGGCAGAAGGCTTGGCTGATCTCCGAAGTGACCTTCGAGCGAGGAGATCGCGGCACCCGGGCGCATCTGACCATCATGCCGCCGGACGCCTTCGTGCCCCAGCCCATCCTCCTTCAGCCCACCTATGGCGATGTTGCAAATCTGGCGAAGAGGCCCCCCGCATGAGCGAGATGCTTGACGCCATCGACCGCCTATATCGGCGCGTCGTGATGATGATCGGCGCCGGCCGAGTTTCAACCACCGGAGATGCGGGATCTGTCCAGAGGCTGCAGGTCCAGCTTCGGGGGGATTCCGAAATCAGGGATAGCACCCCTCGGGTTGCCGAATATGGCTTTACCTCCGTCCCGATTCCCGGTTGTGACGCCGTGGTGATCTTCGCCGGCGGGGATCGGTCGGAGGGGATCATCATCGCCACTGGCGACCAGCGGTATCGGCTGAGCAACCTTGCCCCAGGCGAGGTCGCCATCCACGACGACCAGGGCCAGAAAGTGCACCTGACCCGCAGCGGGATCATCATCCATAGCCCGATCAAGATCCGTTTCGAGGCTCCGGTAATCGAGCTGCACGCCAGCACCTCCTATCGCTGGGATGTCAATGGCCACGGCCAGCACTGGTACGGCACCTACATCGATACTTGGCAGATCGGCGAGACGGCCGGAACCGCCCACAACATCAGCCCGCCGGAAATCTCATGAGCGACATCGCAACCACATGGGTGGCCGACCTCAGTCGCGGCGACTGGTCCTTGGTCGGCCCGGCGCTGACCTCTGGCAACGACCTCGCCACCGCCGTGGTGCTGAGCTTGTTCTCGGACCGGCAGGCCAATCCCGACGACATCGTGCCCGACGGCACCGGTGACCGCCGGGGATGGTGGGGGGACATGGGCAACGACAAGCCCATCGGGTCGCGCCTCTGGCTGCTGGCCAGGGCCAAGCAGACCACCGAAACGCTGCAGCGGGCGCAGGACTACATCACCGAGGCCCTGCAATGGCTGATTGATGACGGCGTAGTTGCAAAGTTCGACATCGGCGTCGAGTGGACCCGGGCGGGCATGCTCGGCGCCCAGGTCGTCGCCTATCGCAGCGACGGCGGCAGCGCGGCGATGAATTTCTCTTGGGTCTGGGGGTCTTAGATGCCTTTTCTTCGGCCGTCTCTTTCCGATCTGCGGTCCCAGGTCGCCAGCGACATCGCCGCCGCCATTCCTGGCGCTGATGCTCTCCTCCGATTCTCAAATCTTGGCGTGATGGGCGATGTCGAGGCGGGCCTCGCCTTCCTCCACTATGGCTATCTGGACTGGATTTCTCAGATGGCCGTGCCGTTCACGGCGCAGCAGGAATTCCTTGAGGCCTGGGCCGGTCTGGTTGCGATCACCCGCAAGCCTGCGACGGCCGCCAGCGGCACTACCACCTTCACCGGGACTGCCGGCGCCGTGCTTCCGGCCGGAACCAGCGTCGTCCGAAGCGATGGCATTGCCTATACCACTCAGGCCAGCGGCACGGTCGGCGGAGGTGGGTCCGTCACTGTAGCAGTGACGGCAACCGTTCCGGCTGCCGCCGGAAACGCGGTCATGGGAACCTCGATGGTCCTGGGCGCTGCCGTGGCGGGGATCAACTCGACCGGCTCGGTCACCGCCGCGATCACCGGCGGCGCTGACATCGAGACTGACGACGCCCTTCGTACCCGCATGCTGCAGCGGTTTCAGGCGCCTCCGCAGGGGGGCAGTCAAAGCGACTACGTGACCTGGGCGCTGCAAGTCCCCGGCGTCACCCGGGCATGGTGCAACCCCAACGGCATGGGGACCGGGACCGTCGTCGTTTACACCATGTTCGATGACGCGGAATCCGCCCATGCGGGCTTCCCCCAGGGCGCCGACGGCGGCGCAACTCTGGAGCCCCGGACGGCGGCAGCGACCGGCGATCAACTCGCCGTCGCCAATTGGCTCTATGCCCTGCAGCCGGTCACGGCCCTGGTCTATTCCGTGTCGCCCATCGCCACGCCGGTCAATTTCACAATCACCGGCCTATCCAGCGCTGGCGCTGCGGTACAGGCGGCGGTCGCCGCGGCGATTGTCGAGGTCTTCCGCCAGCAGGCATCCCCCGGCGGCATCCCCCTGCTGAATGGGACCATCGGCGGAACGGTGGACTTGAGCTATATCAACTCGGCTATCGCCGCAATCGCGGGGACCACGCCGTTTGTGATCACTAGCCCGACCGCGAATATCACCATGGCCACCGGCCATATGCCGACCCTCGGCACGATCACCTGGGCCTAACCCATGGCCGCCCCCGCCTACACCACTGCTGACTTCGTCTCGGCGATGCAGTCGCTCATGCCGCGCGGCATGGCATGGCCCCGCGACCCCGATACAACTCAAGCCCAGGTTCTTGCCGGGCTGGCCCCCACCTATGTGAGGCAATCGGCCCGCTCCGGTCAGCTACTTGTCGACGCATTTCCGGCCACGTCTTACGAACTTCTCCCCCAATGGGAGGCCACCCTCGGCTTGCCGGACCAGTGCACCGGGACGGCCACGACGATCCAGCTTCGGCGGGATCAGGTTGTCGCCCGTCTCGCTGGTCAGGGCGGCCAATCGGCGGCCTATTTCGTCGCCTATGCCGCAGCCCTCGGATACCTCGGCTGCACCGTGACCAACTTTTCACCGTTCCGCGCCGGTCAGTCCAGGGCAGGGCAGCCCCTAGGTGATTCCCGCTGGTCCCACACCTGGGCGATCAACGCCCCGGCAAATTCGATCCATTCGTTTGCTGCTGGAGCATCTGCGGCCGGCGAGCCGCTGCGGCTCTGGGGCAACGCGTTGCTCGAATGCAAGCTCGAGCAAATCGCCCCCGCCCATTCCATTCTGCAATTCCGCTACTCGTGAGGTAGGCATGTATCAGATTGACGTATCGACTGCGGCGACGACGCAGCCGGCCGCAACCTCTTTGGGGGCCATCGGATATTTCACCGATGGCAACCCGGCGACGGCGACCCCTGCGACTCTTGTCCCGGCGGAATTTCTCAACGCGACCATGCTGGAGATCCTGAACGCCATCACCGCCGCTGGGCTCACCCCGACCAAGTCGACCTATAACCAACTGGCGACGGCGATCACGACTCTGATCGGCAATAATCGCGCTGCCATGTGGACGGCGACCGATACCGGCACCGCCAACACCTACGCCGCGACCCTTTCGCCGGTCCCGGCCGCGTATACCTCCATGGTGGTGGTGCTCCAGATCGTCAACGCCAACACCGGAGCCGCGACCTTCAATGCCAATGGCCTTGGCGTCAAAAACATCAAGAAATACTCGTCCGGCGCCCTGGCGGCGTTGGCGGCTGGAGACCTTCCGGCCAGCGGGATAGCGATTCTGGTCTATGACGGGACACAGTTCATCCTGGTGAATGTGGCGGGCGGCGTCTCGGCCGTCACCGCCGGAAACGGCACCGTCACCATCGGCGGAACGGCAGGAGCACCCACCGTTGCGGTGAATTTGGGCAATCCCAATACCTGGACGGGATTGCAAGGGTTCGCCGTCCAGACCCTGACCGACGCCGCGACGGTCGCCTGGAACGCTTCCCTCGGACAGGTCGCCAAGCTCACTACGAGCGCCGCTCGCGCCATCGGCGCTCCGACCGCCCTGGCGCCCGGCTTTTATTTCCTAGAGTTGATCAGCGGCGGCTATACGCCGTCCTGGAACAGCATCTTCAAGTTCCCCTATGGGGCGCTTCCGGCGGCGCTGACCGGCACCTGCACATTCAGCTTTTTCTATGACGGCACCTACCTCCACTGCTTCAGCTTCACCATCGGACAGGCCTAAATAATGCTTATCGTCCCAGGCGGCACCCCACTTGTCACTCTCTACAACGCCATCGTTTCCTGCGGCCTGACCGCCAACCTCAGGCTGTGTCTGGATGCCGGCGATGCCCTATCAGCGCCGGCCGGCGCCACCAAATGGTTGGACCGCTCGGGCACCGGCAGTGATTTCTGGCTGGGGCCGGATGGAACCACTACGGCTGACCCCACGTTCAACGGTTCCGTGGGGGCGCTGCCGCAATCAACCAACTTCGGCCTGAACGGGTCTTCCTACTTCAAGCTGGTCAACGGCCAGATGACATGGACCAACAACCTGCATAAGGCCGGGGCGCAGTGGACCATACTATCCATTATTTCGCTGGCTGGTGCCGGGGCGCAGCCTATCGGCGATAGAGGGGGCACCAATGCGCAGGTGGGAATGGCCATCTATGCCGACGGTGGAGCGGCCCTGGGGGCTTATGTGGCAAACGGAGCTGCGCAGGTATTCGGCCGGGCATCGGACAGCAATTTGCCCAACGCGACACCAACATTTATTGCGTCAACGATTGCCGATGGCGGGACGGGCTACCACTGGTGCAATGGGAGCTACATGCCGGCCGGGGGCGCCAATACATGGCCTGTCGCGTTCGTCGGCCCCTCATCGTCGGCCTCGACCAAGCCGTTTTACCTCGGGTGCCAGGATCATAATTCGGGCAACAAGTACCTGGACCCGAACGGCGAGCTGATGCACGGCTTTGCCGTTTGGGAGGGGCTGACCCTGACCAAGCCTCAACTCGACGCCATCTTCCAGCGGCTGCGTGGCCGCTTTGGTTTGTAAGGAGAGACCATGCACAATATCGCCTATCTCATCATCTCCGAGGACGGCCAGACGGCGGCCAACGTCTTCGCATCGCGCGATGACTATGCCGTGGTCAACGACTACCAGGTTTCGCCCTCCATCCTCTGCCAGCACTCGGCCGCAGCCCTGGCCGAGTTGTATGGGATCACCATGGCCGAAATCGTCGTGCCAGAGATCGATACCGCCACCACGGCGCTGACCGGCGATTATACCGCTCTCAAGGTGGGAGGCATCTGGAAGTGGGTTGCTCAGCCCCGTCCCCTTTCCGTCGATGAGATCGCCGCCGCCCTGTCCGAGGCTAAGGCCGTCAAGGTTGCCACACTGACCGCTGCCTGCGCGGCGTCGATCTCGGCCGGGGTTGTCCATGATGCCCTGGGCTCGCCGCACACCTACCCTATGAGTGACAAGGACCAGACCAACCTGCTGGGCCGTGTCGCTCAGGCCCAGATGGACCCTGCCGGCACCCATAACCTGTGGTGCGTTGATGGGGGCGGTGTCTGGGCCAAGCGGTCCCATACCGCCGCCCAGACCATCCAGGTTGGCCTTGCCGCCGCCGCCTGGGTGCAGTTCAACAGCGACAAGCTGTCGGGCGAGGATGGTCATGGCGGCTTGCTTAGGGCCGTAGCTCAAGCCGCCACCGTTATGGAGGTTCAAGCCATCGTGTGGGGTTGACGCAATACCCTGCCGGTCTCGGCCGGCAGGGGCCTCTAAATGCCTTCAATCCTGTCCGAAATCAGCCGCAAAATTGTCCGAAATCGCCCGCGCCGCTACACCGGCGCCGACGGAGCCAGTGGTCTCGTCGGGCAGGTCAAGTCTGCCACCACCGTGGCGGCGGTGCAGGCCATCGTCTGGTAGCCCATCAGCACCTCACCCACCCATCAATGGCCGCTCGCAGCGGCCTTTTTCATGGCCACTGAAGGAACGACCGAATGGAGGAAATTGCCCTGGCCGCCAGCAAGGAGGCCATCACCGCCGCATCGAGCGGTAACCCGGGTGCCGTGCTGGTGCTGGTGCTGGTGCTGTTCGTCGCTCTCGTTGGCGTCCTGGGGATTGCCTTGATCAAGGAGCGTGGCAAGCGCCCCAGCGATTTGCCGCCAAACTGCCCGCCGCCCGGCGGATGCCCGGATATCGGCAAGCTGTCCGCCCAGGTCGCCGGCCTTACCGAGCAGATCAGACAAGACCGGGAGGAGCGCAGGGAGCACCGCCAGGAGGTCCGGGAGTCGGTCACCCGCATACATGAGCGCCTGGACGATACCGTGACCCAAGGCGAGATGGCGCGAGCCCTCACGATGACCCAGCACGCCCAGGAGGAAATGAACCGAGTCCTGGCCGCCGTTACGGCCTTGATCGAAACCGTGCGCACTGCACCCTCCCGGAGACGTGCGTCCCCCGCCAAGAGGAGCGCTAGTTGATGACCATGACCGGCGAACGCTATACCCAGCTCAACGAGGCCTGCAATTTGACCGCCAAGACCGACCTGGGCGGTAATCAGGTCATCGGCTGGGGTCACAACAGCCCCGACATCAAGCCCGGCACCGTTTGGACGCAGGCACAGGCTGATGCGCAGTTCGCCTCTGACTATGCCCGCGCCAAAGCCCAGGCCGCCACCGTGCTGGGCGACACCTGGGCTGGGCTCGATTATGTCCGCCAATGCGCCCTCATCGACATGGCGTTCGAGCTTGGGGGAACCGGTCTCGCCGGCTTCCGCCGCTTGCTTCTGGCCGTCTCCCAGCGGGCCTGGGACGTGGCCTCGGCCGCCTGCCTGGACTCGGCCTACGCCAAGCAGGTTCCCACCCGGGCGAATGGCACCGCCTACATGTTGAGGACTGGCCAATGGCCCGCGAAATGACCCCCGCCTATCCGCTGGCGCTGCTGTGCCGGGACGCCTACACCGCCCCGCCCGATATCAAGGTGGGCGGCATCGTTCGCGCCCTGTCCAGGCCATCCACCGCCGGCCGCGTCATCGCCTTTCAGGGCACCCAAGACATCGACCAAGCCTTGGCTGACCTCGACATAGGGCCGGAACACATCATCGGCCTCGGAGATATGCATGAGGGCATCTGGCGAGCCACGAAATCGGCCTCCACCCTCTGCGACAAGGCCTTGGGCGACGAGCCCGGAATCCTGACCGGTCACAGTCTCGGCGGTGCCCTTGCCCTCGCGCTGGGGGCTCATCGCTGCCTGCGTGGTCGCCCTCCCCTGGCCATTATAACCTTCGGCGCCCCGCGCGTCGGTGTCGGGCCGGCGCTACGGCTGTTGTTTGAGCAACACGGCGTTGACGTGCGGCTCTACCGCCATGGGGCCGACCCGATTCCCTATCTTCCGCCTTGCATCGAGGCATTCGCAGATTGGGAGCACCCGGCCGACCTGATCCAGATCGGCGAGCGGGGAGAATTTCCCGAGATCGCGGATCACGCCATCGCCGGATATGTGGCTGCGCTCTCCGCCATCTGACCGATTCCCTTCCATCAGGTGGCCAGCCTCAACGCGAGCGGCCATGCGGGCTTGAGGGTGATTTCCTCTCCTCTGGTGGCCACCCCCTGACCATTAACCGGAATCCCGGTTATCGCCCCGCCGCCCGGCATCCCGCCCGGCGGCTTTTTCATGCCTGAAAGGAAGTCACCATGTTTGCTTGGTTTTCCGCTCGCCTGTCCGAGCGCTCCACCCAGATCGCCCTGGTGGGCGCTCTCGTCACTGTCTCTCAGGTCGCCAGTCACCCCGAAGCGTGGGCTACCGGTTCCCTGCCGCTGTGGCTGGCCATTCTGCCCGCCATCGTGACCAATCTCGCCAATGCGGTCGTGCCCGAGGGCTCGTCCGCTCCGCCCATCAGCAGCCCCGTCATCGGCGCCCTGCTGGCCGTGCTGCTGATGGGCGGCGCCCTGTCGGCCTGCTCGAACGCTCCCCCGACCGCCAGCCCGATGCAGTCCGATCTGCTCGCCGCCGAGACCGCCTTTAATGTGGCCGTCACCGGCGCCGAGGTCTATGCCGGGCTTCCCGACTGCTCGACCGGCGCCAAGCTGTGCAGCGATGGCCAAATCACGGCCGATATCGTCAAGGCCATTGCCGGCGCTCGGATCGCCTTCGGGCAAGCGGATATCGCCATTCTCGGTTGCTCGTCGGCGACGTGGCGTGCAGTCCAGGCGGGGGCGCCGTCCGCGACCTGCGGAATCCCCATCAAGGATATGGACGCTCAAGGTCAGGTGCTGGCCGCCGCCCGTGCCGCACTGCTTACGGCCGTCGGTCTGGTGCCGGTCATCCAGCAGTGA